CTTCTCTTGAGTCGCATGAGGTATTGATGCATTGGTTCTTCCTTGGCTAGTGCTTTGAGCAAGTACCTGGTAGGTGCAAATTGTACTCGAGTAAATGCACCTTGATTTAGTGCTACAATTTTGTAACAGTAAATACGATCAGAAGCAGTTGGTTCTAAACTTCCAAGTTGATTGTCTCCAACAGTAACCATTGAGCCCCATGATGCAGTATCTAAGTCTACAACAAATTGACGATGTCGAAGGTATACTGTTTCAGCAAATGTCAAACCATTAACTCCTGAGTTATCGCTATCTCCAAAGTTACCGTAAATAATCAAACGAACCAATTCATCGTTTGATAGTGATCTCGAACACATTGCATCAACAGTTGTGCATTGGTCTCCGGGTGCTTGATTAGTAGTTGTAGGATTGTAAAGGTCTTGTTGTCCTGCTCCTTGGAAGAACATAGTCTTCTCTTGTTGTGACATACCAGCAAGATCGATATATGTGCGGTAAACATAGAATCCGTTACCAATCTCTTCCCATCCATGTACAAATGTTGAATCGAGTGTAAAAGTACCGGGTGGCCCTTGAACCACACTAAGCCAAGGCGTTTCTTTCAATAACGTCTTCACTTCTTACCACCTTTCTTTTTCGAACCCTTCCAAGACTTTGCAGCCTTCTTGAATCGTGCTTGATGAGTCATACGAGGATGTGCTCTCTTAAGTCGAGCAAGTTCCTTCTTCATGTATTTGTTATACGCGGATGGTGCTCGCTTAGCAGCCTTGACAGTTTTCTTAACTGCTGCTTTGCCTGCTTTCTTGACTTGAACACGGGCTTCTTGCTTTGCAGATTCAAGGAACAATCGCTTAAGTTCCTCAATCGTACCTTCAACTTTAACCAAGGTTCTCACCTCAGTTGTCAGCAGCAGTTGATTGGATCGCAATAGCCATGAAGTCTTTGTTGGAGAGTGTGACAATTGAAGCCATAATGCGAACAGTGATGTTTGCAGTAGCAACAGTTGTTCCAGTGCATAGACTGGAAACATACAACTGGTCGTTTACAACAAAGCGTCCATCGTCAGCACCCTTACCAAAGTTGTCAGGATAGAGGTCGGCTTCATAGGAATATGCACCTGCACCATCAATACGAAGAGCAGAGGAACCAATTAATGCTCTGTCGTTAGCAAACACAAGTCCGCCACGGTTGAGGTCAGTGAGTTGAGTTAGTACTGCAGAGTTGCCCGGTACTGATGCATTGAGAGCGTCAGAAGCAGTTGCACCTTGGTGAATAAAATCAACTGAATGAATTTGAAGAGCCTGACGATCTCCAACGTCGACATATGAACCAATGTCAATGGTTGCAGTTGCTGTTGGTGTTGCAGCAGCAGCAAGGGTAAGTCGTTCGGTAAGCGTAAATATTGCAGTTTTCTTTGTAGCCATAGTAATCACGGGGTGGAGTGGGGTTTTCTCTGCTAGCGAATCGACAGACTAGTTCCCCACTCCGAACTTACTAAGTGAAGCGGGCTTATTAAGGTGCCTTTCAGAACTTGCAGTCCCATCTTCGCGACGAAGTCGCCCAAAGGCTTCATATCGCCGACCCTCCTCCGGAGACGTATAGGGATGTCCGCATGCTATCGGCTTGTGCTAGAAATAAGGGCGAAGCCCTTTGATTGACCCGTCAAAGTTTAATTCTGTACCCGTCCGTACGGGTTAATATAGTAGTGATTCATACGATAAACATGGCGGGAAAAAAACAGCGACCATGTAATTGTATGCAAAGATTTGGAAAGAAACCCCTGAAAGCAGCGGGCGAAGAATGGAAAGGACATTGCGTCAGGTGTGGTGGTAAAGAATGAAAGTACGAAAGGAAGTATCTCTCACCGTAGAGACAGCACAGATCGCAAATCAAATGGATAACTTTAGCCAATGGGTACGCATTGGCCTACGAGCATATGGATTGAAGGAAGATATAGCCACTCAATCAATGAGAGTTATTCGATATCGAAAAGCATGCCTACATCTGGCATCTACACTCATCGACTATAGGACGCAAATAGATCCAGATTACAAAGGAAATGTCGAAGAGATAATTGCCAAGGCATTGAATCAAACAACATTGGAGGAATTTGAATGAGTCACATTCATATTTATGACTGGGATTCACTATCAGAAGAGACGATGTTCTATTATTGTCTAGGAATTGGCAATCATGTCACTTGGCATGAAGGTTGGGATTTCAGTTTTGAAACACATACAATGAACCGCATTTGGATGGAGGATTGGGTAGAATGACCGTCACTATTTGTTTCAAATGTGATGGATGGATTGAAGATTGTCAATCATTTAATATTCACAATTGGTCAGATGACCAAAGGTGTGATTGTAAATTAAACCCAGAGCCAAGCCATCAAAACATAGTCTGCAACAGTTGTTCCAGCAACCGAGACCAATGTAGCAATTGAAAGAAAGACGTTGAACTTCATCAATGATTCCAAGGATGTTTCTTTTGCTTCTTTTTTTTCTGCTCTAGCCATTAGCCATTCAGCGAACTTTGTAGTTGGTGTTTTCTTTTCTTCAATTGGGTTTTCTGTTTCGGTCATATCTTTATTCCTCCGGGTTGATAGGTTAAGTTGTAACCTAAGTTTTGAGCATTATCTTTAGCACCTTGTTGGCCTGTGTATTGATCCTTACCCTCGACAGCCCCACTCTCAATAAGTACACCCGCTTCGTATTGAAGTTGGATTACTTTTGTAGCGATTCGCCCGGGCCATGGTACAGGTACTGGCAACTCAGGAAACAGATAGTCAAAGACATCTGTCTCAGTTGGGAGTATATCACTAACAAAGTAAAAAGGAAACATCTTAATCATTATCAGGTGATTGTTGCAACTCGTAACTTCTCTTGAGTCGCATGAGGTATTGATGCATTGGTTCTTCCTTGGCTAGTGCTTTGAGCAAGTACCTGGTAGGTGCAAATTGTACTCGAGTAAATGCACCTTGATTTAGTGCTACAATTTTG